GGGTTGATAAAGTTTGACATGTGTAATTTTCCTCTAAGTCAATTTAAAATTAATTTCTACTGACTTAAAGAAAAATACAATAATAGAGAAAGCCAGTAATATTCAAAAATATAAAATACTACTAGCCTAACTAGAAGTTCGCCATTTTAGACTTGATGCTTATCAGCCTAACCGATAAAATTCTAAAATAAATAGAGCCTAACCCTATCTATTTTAGAACACTGAGCACATCCAGACACAGATTTTGTAGGCTTCTATGCTAACATAAAAGCCTATTCAAGTAAAGCGATAAATAATGATTATCTATTATCTATTGTTACTTCTCTGATGATAATTTTCTCCGCCTTGCTGTTCTCTTTTCTTTCTATAAGCTGCAAGATCAAGCTTTCCATTTTTTGTTTGAGCAGCATTTTGAACAGCAGCGTCAGCATTCAATCCACCTTGTTGATCATCAGAACCTCCAGTTCCTCCGCCATTACTAGAAGGCCAATAGTAAGCATTGGTTTCTTTTAGTGCATCAACAAATCTTTCTGGATTAATAAGAAGATCATCTTTATTCTGTCTTAAATTTCCATTAGCATCCCTTGACTCAACTTCACCGCTTTCATTAACACTAAATTCTGAAAACGCTCGCTGAACAACATCTTCTATCGCATCACCCATAACACCAGCTTTAAGAGCAGCACTTGTTATTTCTGCTCTAATAGTGTTTTGGTCAAGTTGCGTTTTATACTTACCAGAAGTTCCTTCAGCAGTTTCTGCACGATTTTTATATTCAGTTAACTGATCGTGAAATCCAGCTTCAACAGCATCGGTTCTTTTCTTCATTACTTCTTCAAATTTACCTTCAGCAATCAATTGAGCTTCTTCGTTTTGCTCGAAAATTTTCATAATCGTTTTTACTTTTTCTGGATCACTTCCACCGAATGCATCTGCACGACCATTTGCTTTTTCTAATTTCTTAAGCAACTCTGAATTTTTATTTTTCAATCCAGCTTCACTTTGATCAGAAAGTTGTTTTGCAGCAGTAGACACAGCATCTTTAAACGCTTGTGAATTGGTGTCTATAGAATTATTATTCCCACCACCATCATTATCACCATCATCGTTTCCTCCTTCTCCACCTTCGCCACCTTCTCCCATCCTAAGAGAATAAGCCACTAACACCGCTAAATTTTTCATCTTAAAGTTTCTCATCAGTCATTACCCAGTTTAAGTTGTTTCTCTAATTGTTTGACAGAAAGTTCTGTCCCATCTTTTACTACAAAGTCACCAAGTTTTGCCTTCCCGCTAAGAAAAGCATCGGCCTTAGCGACGCCGATTGAATCCTGAACAAACGCTCTCGGCTGTCTCTTAAGCCACGTTTCATAATCTGTTGTTGCGCTAACAACTTCTTTTTGAAGTTCGTTATTAACTGACGGAATCTTGAATCTTTTTCCGTCTGCTTTTTTGTTATCACCTCTTTCATATCCTGTGTCTGCGCCTATAGCAGTTCTGGAACCAGAGTCAATTGGGAATCCTTTCCCAGATCCAGACGTTATAATATTATCTTTATTAACTGGTATTCCAACGGACCTACATCCCCAATGAATCAATCCTGGACCGTTGTTCCAAGCGTTATCATGTCCTATTGGTTCTTTTGTTTTTGCGTCATATCTTTTATTTGATCTGACTCCACAAGTTATTGTCGTTCCTCCATCTAATATTGAAGACCAAATTATTTCGGTGACAAATTTATCGTTCTGAAGATAAACTTCGTCTCTACTTACATTTACTGATTGATTAACATAAGCCTTAGTTACAGACTGATTATTAGAATTTGCATTCCTTATTGCTTTCTTAGATACAGATAATACTTTACTAGCACTTCTATCTTTTATTGGAACAGCTTTTATAGAAGAAGAAATTCTTTTTGTTTTATCTATCGCTAATTTTGATACCCATGTTGATAACTTATGCCCATCATATTTTTCTTTAAGAACTTTATTTGTAGTTTCTTTCTTTGATACTTTTGATACTGGATCACCATCAGAAAGAAATTTTTCAACTGTTTGTTCTGCAAAATCTGTTTCAAATGAAACCGTTGTAGGCGCTACGACATTATCTAAATAATCTGCGACAACTTGTTTATAATAATTCTTATTTATCTTTCCTATTTTCTTTAATAAAGAATCAAGTTGTACTTGAGTATGATTCTCTGGTAGAGAAGAAATCAGAGCTATTATCTCTTTATCATTAGTAGAGATAATCTTATTTACTGTCTTTACTTCGCCAGCTTTTGCTCTTTCTATCTGAACCTGATGGCGAATAACTCTATCAAATAAAGTGTCGGCCATTACTGATCATCTAACAACGTAGGAGGCTCAGCTTCTATTTTTGCAAGTTCGCCTTCAACTGTTTCTCCAGATAATTTCACACCACCTTCTTTAAGGCTCATAACAAAAGTTTCTTTTGAAATTCCTTTTTCTAGAAACGATTGTAACATTGCAGAAATAAATTCAGGACTTATTGTCGCTTCTATTAATTCAAGATTAGGATTGAATTCCAATTCTCCTGATTCTTTTATTGAGTTTGTTTCCCACATATAGGCATATTGAAGAATCTGTTCTATCCCTTCTCCAATAGTCTTTATAATAGTTCTTAAGTTTGAGCTATTGCCTGATTGTCTTAGCTTAACAGTTTCAGAAGCCTCTACACCATTTTTATCCTGAGATAAAACAGCAGCACCATATTGGACAGCTTCTGACTGTAATGATTCAATTCTTTTTAACATATGTTGTAGACAATTTGATTTAGGCTCTACATAATACGCTCGTGATTCCGGGTCAGGAAGATTCATTGTCACGTTTGAACCAATCGGAAAGCTAGGAGAACCAGTTGGACAACCTTCTGCATCTACATCTTCACCGACTCCAGTTGTCACCAACATAGGATTACACGTTAGAAATTCAGCGTTTGACATATCAGCATCTTTTTGATATATACTAATGGCGATATCTGAAACTCCTAGTAATGGACAATTACCAACATCAAAGCCAACTTCATCAGCATTAATAGTTACCAATGGAACAATAGGAAAAGGACTACCTCTTAATGTTGGGATAACAACAGACCCTTCTTTTTCATTTATGTATCTTTGTATGTTATAAATAAATTCAAGCCCTCCATCATCATTTGGGTCTTCTTCATCTTTAACAAATATTTCTTCTCTTAAAACAACTTGACAAACTTCTTCGGTATGACTAAATTCATCTGCATCTGGAGGACTACATGCTTCTTGAAAAACTGCCAAAGACGCAACTTCAGTAGACTTTTCCATACCAGAATGACCTGTTCTCCAATTTATAAATGATTCTGCTGAATAAGTATTTATAAATAATTTGTTCGTGTCTTCATTTACCTCAAGCAATAATGAATATCTTCCTGTGGTTAATACTTCTATTACACAAGAAGCGAATAATTCTTCTAAACTTTTTCCGTCTATTGTCGCAGATTCTTCTAAATAAGATATACTGGAAGGGAGTTTTATTTCTGCTTCTTTCTTTATAGATATTCCCGTTAATCCTGCCAAAAGCAAAGAAGTCATATCTGGAAATCTTGCTCTTTGAAGATAAGAAGAATATGCTGGGATATTATGATTCCAAGGAGCATTTAAAACAATGTTAAAAACATTATTCTTTAAGTCATTTCCATCACGAGAAATCCCAGTCGCAGGTTGAGAAGTATTTTGCGCCATTGCAGACGGAATAGGGAGATATAAAGATCCAGATCTTTTTACGTTGGATGTTCCAGCGACTGTATCTCGCATTTGTCTGAATTCATATTGTTTATTTTCATATTGAGGGTGCAGATCTGTGACTGGCATATCGCTTCCAAGATTGTAAAAATACGGAATTTATTTTTCAAAAATGCTAACATATTTAGCTATTTAAAGCAATGTATTATCCATCATTTGCAAAATTAATATGAAATTTTTCTCTTGTTTCTTTTAAAGCTTTTATTGCTTCTTTCATAGTATAAAAATATTCTCCCAATACAAATTCTCCACCATGCTGGATACGAGCAAGCCAAGGTTTATCTCTATTTTCATAAAACGACAAACCTTTTATTCCAAGCTTATTATTTTTACCAACTTTTCTATTCATAGCATTTTCTGATCTTGTTGCTTCTCTCAGATTATCTATTTTATTATTATATCTTATAGTATCTTTATGATCTATAAACTCTGGTAAGTAACCTTTATGAAATAGAAATATTAATCTATGCTCTTTAAAAGACACACTATTTATTACTATTCCTCTATATTCAGTTGTCTTGTCATATAAATCTCCTCCAGCCCTGTCACCCTTTCTTACTCCTGCTTTTGTTGTATTCCAAAATAGCTTTCCATCTTCGTAGGTAAATAACTCAAGTAATAATTCTTGTGTTATCCCTTCTTTCTCTTCACGACTTATATAATCAGTCACTTATGAGTATTCCTTGCAAATGGTCGTATTCATGTTGGAAAACAAATGCGTCATGATTGCGAAATTCGGTTTTTATTTTCTTCCCAACCTCATCCTTAAACTCAACTTTTATTCTTTTAGACCTTTTTACATTGTATCTTTTATTTGGAATAGACAGACATCCTTCTTGTTTAGAAGTGACAATTTTTCCTTTTTCTAATATTTTAGGATTTATAACTCTAAAAATTCTTCCGTCAATAGCCATCATAACGAATGCATTTAAAGGCATACCAACCTGAGGAGCAGCTAATCCAAATCCTGACTTCTTTTTCATAAGAGAAACAAGTTGGTTCATGAAAGCGACAGAGTTTAGATTAAAATCTGTTAAATCAGAGCATTTAGTATGAAGCTCTTTTGCTCTTATATCTGTTATTATTTCCAAGTTCTAACTCCAGTTAACAAAGCATCCCAAGTTTCTGTCATTTCATTCCACAATTGTTTATAGGAAGTCTTTAACCTTACCCAATAATTTTTTGGCTTGCATTTATTTCTTTTCATGATATTTTCCACAACAACTATCATCCACCAAAACATTGAAATGAACATTAAAGCCCATATCCAAAACAAGCTTTTTAATCTTACTTTAATTTTGTTTTCCATTAGTGTGCTTCTAATCTACAATCTGTTAAAAGATAATATTCAAAACAGGGAACCATATTTTCAGAAAAGTCTGTGGATGAATATAGTTTTTCATTTTCTAAATCATCTGCTGGATCTAATATCCTCATATACCCATCATACACATATCCAACAATCATGTGAGCACTTGCTGGTGATATTGGACTTGCACAAGTTATGAGATAAATCATACCTTCTACAAACATTCCATGAGATAGTTTTGCGGAATGAACATCGTGTCTAGTTAAGAATCTATCGGCGGCTTCTTGATTAAATGGCATTTCATAACCATCTTTTTCAATTTCGTTTATTATTGCTTTCTGAGAAATCCCAGTTACCATTGATATACAAGCTGCGACACAACCATATTTTTCTATCTGTTTTTCTTGAGATATTTTTCTAATATCTAATAACATTACTTTTTACTCCAAGTTCTAGTTCCTGATTAATTTTTCTAAATACTACCACTTTTTTCTTTTCTTCTTTTGTTATTTCTTTTTCTTCTTTTAAATGCTTAGTTTTCTGTATGCAAAATGCTAATGAAATAGAATAAGCAAAATTAAGAAGATAATCATATTGTAGCAACATTCCGCACACATACATTACAAAAGAAGAAATTAATAACAAATTATTTGTATGTTTATGTATTTTCATATACAAGTTCCAATTTTTCAGGACAGACATTGTAACACAAAGCAAGTTATTTTAAAAGTTTTTATCTTGAATGGAAGCTTATTCCTCTCGCTTTTATCTGTTTTTTAACCAATGGATATCTATAGTAAATAAAATAACCGACAGCGTCGTTTGTATGATCATTTCCTCCTTTTTTATCTGGCATTCCCGTGGGGTCCCACACTTGTTGTTCCAAACATTCTGTTGATGTAGGACATTTATCTATATTCACAAAGAATGTTCTTTTTCCATTCGCATTACAAATTTTTGCACAAAGAGAGTTAACACGATCCTTAATGTACGGATTTTTGCTTTTAGCCATTATCTTGAATCCATTTGATCTTAAGATAGATAAATCCGATTGACTAGCACTTTTGCTGGATGTGTTTTGTCCAGTACTATCTGGATAGACGACTACCTGATGATGTCTATACCTTTCCTTAATAACTTCGCATATTGAAGGAGTGTCTCTGCCATGGACTATTTCGTCAAGCAAATAAGGAGTTGAATTTCTTATAACAAAAACACATGCACTCATATTATTGACGTTGAAATCCATTCCTATATGTAAAACGTCTCCTTCTTTTATTTCATCATCCGTGTGATTCAGCACTCTATCAAAGTCTGGATAAACAGATCCACTTTTTAAGTTTGTAAACTTTCCCTCTAAATAAGCATCTAATAGCTGTTTTGGATAAGTGTCACGCAAACTCTGAATATAATCTGGCCTAAGATACGGATTTGAATATGTTGGTGCTTGCACCATTACATATCCTTTTGATTCTGAATTCTTTGTATCCTTTGCCCATTTATTATAGCAGAAACGATATCCTTCAGGAGTTGAATATGCACTTACTCTGTTGAATTCTAATTCTAGACAATGAGTTCCAGATCCCGGACGAACCTTTAAGAATCTTTCTCCCATCCTAACCCAATCAGCAAGTCTTTCTTCTTGTTCTTCTTTAGGTAATTTAGAATGTAATACATAAACATAATTCCCATTTTCATCTACTATAGGAATGGGTTGTCTGTTTCTTGCTATTATTTTATTCCAAGCTTCATCTGCTTTTTCTTCTGTTAGTGTGTCCATTTCGTCAATGTGAGCACGAAATGTTTGATAACCAACAATACGAGCAGGATTATCCATACTGCGCATTATCAGCTGATCACCTGTTTCTAGATGAAATATGAAATCTGATTTATTTAATTTATATTCTATTCCTGCATAATATAGAAATTCTTCCATATATGGAATAGTTATTAATTTTAGGAGATCATAAGTTGGACAGTAAACACCAATTTTTATTCCAGAATAGGAATGATTAAGATCGTTTAATACGCTAAGAGCTAAAGTTGTAGATTTACCCGCTCCAAATCCAGCAACGAATAAAGGAAATTTTTCCGTTAAGTTTATAAACTTTGTCTGTGGCTCGGTCAAAAAGACTTCATGATTGTCTATACCATCGTCTTCTTTTACTGCGCTTATAGTACCTTCAAAAAAGTCGTAATCGAATTCCATCTATAATACTGCTTATATTGCTTTAGTAAGCTGCATTGTAGCAGTATAGGCTAGCTATGCCTAGCAAATTCACCATGATATTTATTACGTACTTTTACCACTTCTTTTTCTGCTTTTCTTTTGTGATAAAAATACCCAAGATGTCTATTTGCTAATTTAGCAATATATTTATTTCTTGTATTACACCATGTAACACCTTTAATCCCTG